GTGAAGGACTGTAGTTGATGTACCTGCGGCAGTTGACGTTGGGGCGACTCCTGCGCCACCACCAATTACAACACCATACTGAGTTAGCTCACCAGATGATACCAATGTGCCAGTTGCTGTGTAAGCCAATACACCACCAGAAGTTCCTGCCGTTAAACCTGTACCACCATTTGCAACAGGCAATGCAGTACCAGACAAAGTGATTGCCAATGTGCCGCTGGTTGTAATTGGTGAACCAGCAACAGACAAAAACGCTGGTACGCTTGCCCCAACACTGGTTACTGTGCCACTACCACTAGCTGTAGAGTTGATGGTCTGATTAGGCCAAGTGCCACTTACTGTAATGTTTGTTCCCGCAACAATAGCAGGAGTAGCAGTTCCACTACCGCCATTTGCTACCGCCAATATGCCAGCCAAAGTAACTGCACCAGAAGTCGCAGTTGAAGGCGTCAAGCCAGTTGTACCAGCGCTGAAGGTTGAAACACCACCTGATGACGCCGCCCACGATGCCGTCGTACCGTTTGATGTCAAAACATAGCCGTTTGTACCAATAGCAAGGCGAGTTGCGCTGTTAGTACCGTTGCCAAGTATCAAGTCGCCTGTTGTGGTGATAGGCGACAAGGCATTAAATGCCGCACCTGCTGTTGTATTTCCAGTGCCGCCATTTAAAATTGCAAGTGTTCCAGCAACCGTTACAGCGCCCGAAGTGGCTGTTGAAGGGGTAAGACCAGTGGAGCCAAAAGAAATCGTTGTAACAGGCGCTGAAGTGGCATTTGATGCCAACAGCTTTACAGTGCCTGCGGCGTTCTTGAAGTACAGCTTCTCGTCTTGAATGTTGATTGCCAACTCACCGCTAGCCAAATTAGCTGAGGTCGGCAGGGCGGCGGCAGTGGTGCTGTAATACAGCAAAATAGGCGTGTAGTTTGTTTGTGCCATTTAAAAGGTTCCTCCTGAAATTCCGCCCGGTACAAATAACATTGCGCCGTCAAATGTTAACGCTGACCCCATTGTCAGTTGATTCCCAGCGTTTTGATAAGCCACGCCATAAGACGTTCCGTTCAGAGCGTACAACTCTGTGATGTCACTGTTAGTTCCTGACTTTGCGGCAACTAAGTTTGTCCTTGCATCAGTAGCATTTGTTGCCCCAGTGCCACCATTAAGTACAGGCAACGTACCCGTAACCCCTGTAGTTAGCGGTAAACCCGTAAGGTTAGTGGCTGTTCCGCTAGAAGGTGTCCCTAGTGCGCCGCCATTCACCACAAAAGCGCCAGCCGTACCTGTATTGACACCTAGAGCCGTTACAACGCCAGTGCCAGTAGTCACGGTGCTTGGAGCAACTCCAGAGCCGCCACCGACCATTAAAGCGTTTGCCGCCAACATGGCAGATGTTGCCCAAGCTGATGTGGTACTGAAGTAAGGTATTCCACCGCTTGTTCCAGCAACTGACAAAGCCAAAGTGCCACTGGTCGTAATAGGTGAGCCAGTTACCGAAATGATGCCGCCAGTGAATGTTTGGGCAACACTGGTGACCGTACCCGAACCTACCGACGCCCAAGTACCATCGCCTCGCCAAAACGTAGAGGCAGATGCAGAAGTTCCTGAATTAAGGTTGGTAACAGGAAGGTTTCCTGTGACACCTGTGGTCAAAGGTAGACCCGTTGCATTGGTCAAAGTACCGTTTAATGGTGTGCCTAATGCGCCACCATTTACAACAAACGAGCCAACGGAACCTGTGTTGATTGCCAATGCGGTAGCAACGCCAGTACCAAAGCCTGTAATTGAACCAACAGAAATGGAAACCGCTGTGTTTGTGGCATTTGTGATTTGACCCTGCGCATTAACTGCAATCACAGGAATACTAGAGGACGAGCCGTAGGTAGCCGCAGTTACCCCAGTCACATCAATGCTGATTGTTCCCGTCGAGGTGATGGGGCCTCCCGTGAGACCAGTTCCAGTAATAATAGAAATAACACCAGATCCAGCGGAAAATGCATTCCAAGCGCCGTTGTATCCCTCAAACAATCCAATGGTTGAGTTGTAACGAATGTTGCCAACCGTAGATGTTCCACGTTGACCTGTTGTACCCGCTGGGACGACAACGCCCCCTGTACCCGGCAAGATCGGGTTATCCGCCAACCCTATCGTTGGATCACCCGCAAACGCATTTCCGTTTGTCACCGACGTTTGATTTGCAACTCCAAGGATTGTACGTGGCGTCACCGTTGTACCACTCAATACCGTCACCAACCCTGAGCCAGACATCCCTGCCAAGGAGGCTGAGAGACCGCTTAAAGAGATCACTGGGTTGCCTGATACGCCACTTCCATTAGTGATTGCTAAACCGTTGCCAGATACCTGAATTGTGCGATTAATGACGCTGTTGGCATTGTCCTTGACCACAAACCCATTGCCAGCGCTCTCAAGACTTGCAGAAGCCCCATTGAGAGAGATTCGATAGTACGACTGCACACCGCCATCTGTAAGCCCTAAACCCGTTCCTGTAGATAGGTATCGACTGTTTGGTAGGGTTGCCTCTTGATTGAGTGTCAAGAAGGTCTGAAACTGCGAAGGAGACGCCGCTATTGCCGCTGTGGTGGTTTGCTTGGTAACCCCATTTTGGACAATAGGAACCGCCTCCGTCCCTAGGATTGTCCCCGCCTGAGGCAGATTGGTGATCGTTGTTTGGACTTGTGACATTTTTTGGGGCTCTTACGGTATGATTTCGTCTAAGTTGCCATTTTGCTGAGGATTATCACTGCTACTTTGTGTAGAAATGATGTATGCACCATATTCACCAGTTATCAGTTGATTGTTCTGCACAGCAATGTCCAAATCAGGTCTAGGAAAGCGAATGGTGATGCGCTCAGTTGGTCGTGCGGGTAAACGATAGGGGTCTTTCTCGTCAGCACAACCTTGGTCACAGACCTGCAACCCTGAGAAATTTGGGTCAGACCTCATCACCGAGTGCGCACGTTTCATCTTGCACCTATCGCATATTGCAATTGCAATGTCTGAATTTCCTAATGTATCAAGAAATTTAGGCATTAGACAGTCCTTCCTTGCAAAGCCAACGTAGCTTTACGTGATGCTACTCGCTTGGCAATTTGCTCAGGCGTTTGCTTTCTGCCTTTGCCAGCTTTCCCGCCTTTGCTAAAAAAATCTTTTGGCATAGGCTTTTCTTTTCCAATAAGCCATGGGGTTGGACGAGATACCCCCTTTAAAGGACTGATGTAATTTTCACCACGAGATTTTGAAATCGGCGGCTTTGTTCCACCAATATTTACATTCCAACCAACATGCTCAGATGGTCGCAATTTAGCTTCAATTTCGTAACAATAAACCTCTTCGCCAATCAACACCACCTCTTTGACAAGGCTATCCCATCCATGCTTTTTAACAGCATTCGACAAGATTGGATTTTCATGGCGATTGGCTTTTAATGCCCATTTATGACTCCACCATCTTTTTGTGGCGTTTTTTGCCACCCCGATATATCCTTGGCAAGTAATATCGTTGTGATGCTCAGTTCTTATCCAATAAACAGAAGATGTAATCATTTTGTGTAAACTGAAATATTCGGGCTGTAGTAAATAGGACTCTTGTCTCGCTCTTCCTGTTCGGCGTCGTATAGGTACTTGTCTGCCATCTTTTCCAAATAACCAATACGATCAACAGGAATGCTTGGCAACTCCAAGCTCATCCTATGAGCTAGCATCGAAACTGTCGCCTCATACCATCGCTGAGGTATTTCAACTTCATCCGTCAAAGCTCCCACATCCATCACTTGGCGTGAGTACCACACAACCATCTGCACAAACGTGTCACTGGGGACAGGCCATAGGTACAACGAGGGGTTTGGTATCGTTCTATCAAACCAAAACTGAAATGGTTGGTTTGCTGTAAAGTTTTTGTTTGGCAAGTTTGTGTAATCATCACGATTCAAACGAGCCATAGGGATTTCAGTGCTGTTATTGCCAAAAAATAGCTCTCGCACACTCAATGTGTTGCCACCAGTCTCTCGCATGCGGTAATACTGCACAGTTTGACCGTTCTCTATGTCGTACCAATACCATTGACTGTCAACCCATGTGGTTACACCAGTGGTTTGAAGGGTACTCCACGTACTTCCATCAGTTGAATACTCAAAAACCACGTTAAATGAGCCTGAAGTACCAGTCAAAATACCAATTGAACCTATATAGTTTGTAGATCCAGCGCCATAATTGATGCTAATATTTCCATTAGGTGCTGTTTGCACACATTTAGTGTCTACATCGCCATCGAAAGCGTTAGCCGCCACACCAGAGCTTGATCCGTAGCTACCTGTAGGACGATTCATGCGTCTGTACAAGGCATTGAGCACGTCTACAGCGCCATCAGGAAGGGTATAGATGTACTTGTCAGAAGTTAAGCCAACAACTTCCTTGTTAATCGCCCAATATTGGATGCCACGATTGGCAAGGTTGGACAAAAGGAAGTACAGGCTCTCACGAGCAGATAGCTGTTGTTCAGAAGTCAGTTCTTCAGCAAGCTTGCCGCAACGACGAGCGCCGTGGTCGATCAGCGTTTGCACGTTGAGGACTGTTTGACCGACTGTTCCTGAGTACGCCATGTCTTACCACCCTGAATTGGAAGAGTTCTTCTGTGCAGTATTGACTTTGCAATTAGCCAAATTGATTTTTCCGCCCTTGGCAAAACCTCTGGCGGTTTTATCAAAATCAGCGCTCATTTGACTTGCTGTTGCGTCAAATTCGGCTGACTGATCATTTAAAACCTTATCCATTGTTTGGTCAGTTTTGGCTTTAATTCGTTCATACGCTTCTTTGTCTTGCAACTCTGTGTCGTTGACAAAATAACGCAAAGAACCATCAGGCGATTTTGCGGTACGAAAATTGTATTTTTTTACGTCAGCCATGATTTGTTCCTAACATTTCCATCTTGCTAAAGAAGCCGCCTTACGAGTTGGCTTGCCTTTTTCGTCTTTTAGTGGGCCTGCCATTCCAGACATGCGAGCGCAGAAAGAATCCTTACGTGCGCCTCCTTGTGGCTGAGGAGCCTTCAAATTGCTACCAGTCTCTCGGTTGTACTTAGCACGACCCTTTTCGGTCAATCCAGCACCCTTGGAAACAGGAAGCTTTTCTCCCCTACCAACAGAAAGAGTGACTTTCTTTTTGGTCATTTCACTTTGGCTGTCTTAGCTGACTGCTTAAAGTCACTAGCCGTTGGCGCACCTTTGCTACCAACTCTTCGCATTTTTTCGCCAGATCCTTCAGCGATTCTTTCACGTTTTGCATTGATATTTTCATACAAGCCGCCGCCTTTCATTTTCTTAGTTGTAAAAACTTTATCAACTATTTCCATTCGTTGAGGCTTAGTCGTTACGTCATTGATAATTTTCAAACGCTCTGCTTTATCCTTCTTGGCAAACGAAGGATTGTGCGCAATAGACGCCATCGACTTGTGTTGCGAAGGTGATTTGTTTGACATCACGCATATCCCTTAACCATTTCTAAGATACACCAATAGGTGTCACCAGAACTGGCATCAGCGGTACTAAACACGATGTCACCAGTGACGCCAGCACCCCCATTGTTGGTGATGCCGCCAAAGCCTGTCATGTCGAGCGTCTGAATAGCATTTGGAGACGAGAGAAAGAACGGCACATCCGTTGTAGCGTCCCAAAGCATTCTGACTTCCATGCCGTGAGTAGAAATGTAGATTTTGGTGACTGTGACCCTATCGCATACAGCGCCTGATGCGCTTTTTGTCAGTGTAGAAACATCAACCTTCAAAACCGTAGACTCACCAGTGCCGTCACTGATGTTTGTAAATTTCATGATGACCGTACGCTCACCATCAATAAGCGTTTGACTCGTGACTGCATCAGCCATTTTTATTCCTTAAAAAAAGTGGGAGCCGAAGCCCCCACCTTGGTTCAGCACTCTACAGAGCCACC